TTACACGTAATCAAAGCGTGCAGTGAAGAAACGTAACTGCTTCGGCTCGTATACGAACTTCAGCCCTTTAATGTCTTCTTTGTGTTTGAACAGTTTGATAATACCGTCAGCAACCAGATCCATGTGTGCATAGGTGTATACACGACGAGGAATAGTCAGACGAACGGTTTCCAGCTTCGGACGGTGATGGTCACCGGTTTCTTTGTTACGGCCTGCGGAGATAATACCGCGCTCCATAGAACGTACACCGGTTTCCATGTAGATGCTGGCTGCCAGGCTCTGTGCCGGGAACTCATCCTGGGTCAGATGCGGGCAGAAACGGCGTGCATCGAGGAATACTGCGTGGCCGCCGACCGGCTCAACAATCGGTACACCGGCAGCTTTCAGTTTTTCGCCCAGGTAACGAACCTGCTTGACGCGGTGCTCGATGTATTCGAACTGCATCGCTTCGCGTAAACCAATAGCCATCGCTTCCATATCACGACCGGCCAGACCACCGTAAGAAGGCATCCCTTCATAAACCACAACCAGTTCACGTGCAGCAGAGAACATGTCGTCGTCGTTCATACACAGGAAACCACCGATGTTCACCAGACAGTCTTTTTTACCACTCATGGTACAACCGTCAGCGTAGCTGAACATTTCGTGAACGATGTCTTTAATGGAGACATCTTCGAAGCCTTCTTCCTGCTCTTTGATGAAGTAGGCGTTTTCCACACAGCGGGTCGCATCGTAGAACACTTTGATGCCGTGCTTGTCACATAACTGGCGGACTTCACGCATGTTTGCCATAGAGACCGGCTGACCACCTGCCAGGTTTACGGTTACCGCCAGACAGATATAAGCGATATTTTCCGCGCCTTTCTCAGCAATCAGTTTTTCCAGTTTTTTAATGTCGATGTTGCCTTTGAATTTCACATCCAGGCCCGCATCGTGAGCTTCATCGCGGACGATATCGATGAATGTCGCACCATTTTTTTCCTGGTGATAACGGGTGGTGGTGAAGTACATGTTACCTGCAACATACTGACCCGGTTTGATAGCTAATGAAGAGAGTAAGTTCTCTGCACCGCGGCCCTGGTGAGTAGGAACGATGTGTTTAAAGCCGAATAATTCCTGAACAGTTCTTTCCAGATGGAAGAAGTTTTCGCTGCCCGCGTATGCTTCGTCACCCATCATCATGCCGGCCCATTGTTTATCGGACATGGCGTTGGTGCCGCTATCGGTCAGTAAATCGACATAAACGTCTTTGGAATTCAACAAGAAAGTGTTGTACCCGGCCTCTTTCATTCTTTTGATACGCTCTTCGCGAGGGATCATGGATACGGTTTCAACACTTTTAATACGATACGGTTCTGCTGGATACATCATGGTAAAATCTCCAATTATTTATAATAATAACTCGATAATTTACACAGGCATTTATCTGTTTATAAGTATCATGCCTTGTGAATGATATAGCATTTGTAAATCCGGTAGTGTTCTTGTCTTAATTCAAATTTAGTTTTTTTATTTCTGTTATTTCTTTCTCTGCCATCCTTTTCGTTTGGCGTGAAATCATCATGCGTGAAAAAAAATGAAAAGGGAATGGGGGGTATTGAAATAAACAAGATCCGTATTAATCACAGGTGTAAACCGGGTGATCTGTATCACTTAAACTAAAATAATTCATTATATTCAATGAATTGTGTTTGTTAATGTCTTGTTGTGTATTTATGTTAAATATACATTTACCTCATCGTTAAAATCCGGGAGTAATATGAATAATTCAATGCTGTCGGGCAGTTATGCTGCAATGAAAAGCCATTTTATTCTGTGGGATTTTATATAGGTTAAGAAAAAGTAAATAAGGGTTAAACGTACAAATTTAAATCTATCTTTACAGGAAGAATAAAAAAACGGATGAGAAGTCTTGTTCTTTTTTAACAAAAACTATGCATCAGATGCACTGGTACGGTAATTTAAGTTAAAATATCTTATAAGTAACAATTGTTATAATCATCTTTGTTTTTATTGATCGTACGGAAAAATGTTATGATTTATTGAATCCTTCAACTGAAACCTGGGATAAAAATAAAAATGTGACACAGTCAGGATAAATTTGATGATAAAGATCACATTGATAATGTTACGTTACATGAATGAAAAGTAAGCGACAGCAGGGAATAACAAAGATATTTAATTAAAGCAGTGAATTGTTATGCATTCCGGTATGTGGTTGTTTAGTGATCATATTCACGGTTTCGCATTTACAGTCATGTTAGTAAAGCAAAACGCTGTACTTAAATGTTTACATTATCAGCGGGTGAATAGTAACAGGATGTGTGTGATATACATATTTCCCCGGGTCTTGTTATTGAAATTTAACGCTATTATTTTCTATTTATTTAGCATTTAAATCCATAATGAATATTAATATCAGTTAATAATTAGAATCAAGTTCTTGTTGTCAGGTTATTCATCTTTGATGGTATCCGGAGTGATTTACAGAGACAGACACGATTTCATGAAGAATCAGCAACCGCCCGCTGAAAACGGAAAATAACGAATTTGTGCTTCAGATCACGCAAGGAAGGTATGAATAAAGAAGAAAAATCAGGCAAAGCGGCAGAGATTTCCGGTTTTCAGCTTGAAAACCCTGCCGGGCAGGAGTGTAATAATGCCGTGCCGGATTAGCTCAGTTGGCAGAGCAGTTCATTCGTAATGAAAAGGTCACCAGTTCGAATCCGGTATCCGGCACCATTACTTATCAAAGAGTTAGCGATTATCTCCCGATGCCAGTTTTTCACCTTGGGACGTATTTGGGACGTAACTGTCAAAAATGGCATCTATTTGCTTCGCATGTTCGGTAAGATGATTTGGTGCCAGATGGGCATATCTGCGCACCATTTCTATCGACTCCCACCCGCCCATTTCCTGTAACACTGAAAGCGGAACGCCAGACTGGATCAGCCAGCTTGCCCAGGTGTGTCTCAGGTCATGGAAACGGAAATCGTCGATACCGGCTCTTTTTAATGCTGCTCTCCATGCGGTATTAGAATCCGTCCTCATCTTTCTCACTGCCGCAACCGGTGTTCCGTCATTCCTGTATGACGGTTCAGTGTGGACAAATACCCATTTGTGATGGCGACCAATCTGGCTGCGCAAAACCCTGCATGCGGTATCGTTCAGGGCTACACCAATTGCTTTGCCTGATTTACTGTCTTCAGGGTAAATCCATGCCACTTTCCGCTGCATGTCTATCTGCTGCCACTCAAGGTTAAGTATGTTCGAACGACGCAGGCCGGTTGACAGAGCGAACCTGACGACTGACTTTAACGGCTCCGGACATTCATCAATCAGCCTTTTCGCCTCGACAGGCTCAAGCCACCGGACTCTCCGATCACGAATAGAGGGTATTTTTATCACAGGTGACTTTTCTATCCACTTCCATTCTCTTTCCGCCGCTCTGAGTAGCGCCTTAATGAAAGAAAGGTATCGCGCCTTTGTGGCCGTCGTGACAGGCTTCGCTGTAAACAGCGGCACCTCATTTCCCTTCCTTTTTGCTGTGACGGCTTTCCTTCTCCAGCAGTTTTCAGCATGCTTGTTTGTCATCTTGCTGATGATCTTGTAGATGGCATTCTCGGTTATATCCTTCAGCCGGACACCCTCGAAGTACTCAAGCCAGAAAGCGATAAAGTTCTTATCATCTTCTATCGATTTTTTATCCGCTTTTTCCTCAAGCCACCGCAGGCAGGCTTCCTCATAGGTATAGTCCGGGAAGTCACCTACCTGCTCAATTCGCCATTGCTCGGCCTTTAATTTGTCGTGCAGCTCCTGGGCTTGCTTCCGGTCGGACGTACCAAGCGACTTTTTAATTCTCTTGCCGCCAGGTGTCGCGAAGTCGCAATACCAAGAGTTACCACGTTTGAAGATTGACATTTGTGATCTCCTTTCACATCAATCTCGCTCTCGGCGATAGTGTTGATCGGATTGCTCAGTGCCGCAAGGCAGGCTGATTCTGTAAACAGATAGGGTGACTTCTTTTTGAACGGGTCTTTCCGCTGATACGAAATGCGTCCGGCGCGGCACCATGACGTAAGCGTATCAGGACTTACGCCGATAAATTTAGCGGCCTCGTCGCGTGTCATCGTGACTTTATCCATCCCTCATCTCCTTCTGTAACGAACGCACGTAATACCCGAGCACTCTCTTTGCCGGAAAGCGCAGGTGATTAAGTGGTTTAAATTTCGGTGTGTATTTGTCGAGTATTGCGGTGTGTTGTTCGTCTGATGTGTACTGCATTAATTCCTTCAGGCATTCCCTTGCTATTCGTCTGCGTCCGTTCTCTGCTTCCTGTGGTGTCATAACTTAACGCTTCCGTCCACCTGATCCCCGTATACATCCCATTCGCCGTATTTCTCCCTGGCAAACAGTTCTATGCGCGGGACATCGCCATATAACTCTTCCAGCCGGTGATGTACTTCCTTCGGTTTCTCGCTGTGCTCACCGAGACAGGAATACACGACCTGCCGGACGCTAGCCGACCGGCGTTCCAGTCCCCGGCCTCTGGTGGCAATCAGACATGCCTCGGCATTTGCGCGGGTATAGTTGCCGCCGTTGATGCGCGTCTCCGAGTTTAGTGTGTCCATGAAATCGAACATATCTTCCGGAGGATGTTTGTCTATCCGATTCCCTGCGTTTTTGTTCAGCTTCACCCACACGAACCCGAAGCCGGTACGCACTTTAAACCCCCACGACTCAGCCAGTTCATAAGCTTCACGGACAAAGTTACCCGTGTACCACATGCAGAGTACGGAGTTGTCGGAAGCTATTTTTTCGATGGGTAAGCGGGTGAGGGAATAAAAATCGGTGGTGTTGTAGTGGTTATCTGCTGCGCCGTTGGATGCTTTGTTGCTGTATTGCCAGGGTGGGTCTGCGAGAATTAAGTCATACTTTTTCATTGGTCACCTACACTGAGTAAATTACCTTTCTGAAATACAGCCTGATGAGCGATAGTGCGGTTTTGAATTTATTTCCTTCATGCTCAGTAATGAAATGACGTTCACATTGTTCACAGGTGTAGCCGTAATAAAATAGCTCACTTTCATTAAGACACTTATTGCATATTTCGCAGCGGTGGCCATTTTTCATTATCCGCATCCTTCATCATCAGGAAACAAATCATAGCGGCGCGATATAAGTTTTCATGCTCAATTACACCGGCCGCACCATGACAGCATATCCATCCCCCTGAGCTTTTAATTATTGATATTCCATTCTCAATAATAATCGGCATTGCGTCCGCTGGGTTGTTGCAGGGGGAGAAGCTCACCATCGCACCTCTATCGCCATCACTGATATATATTCCACCGAACTTTTCTAAAACAGCGTCAGTGCCATTAATATTAACAGCCACAGCCTTATTAATCTCAAAGTCTGATTTGTCACGATATTTGTTCATTTTCTCAACCCCCAATATTCACAAGGTGATTTAATAATCGTTCCTTTGGCATGTAACACCCCAAGAGCACGCCGAACTTCATAGCGTGAGTGAGCATCTTTAAAAAAGTGATTTATCTCATCCGCTGTCAATTGGTTGTACTTAAGGAGCATGATTATTGCTTCGCTTAATTCATTGGTGCTCACCTCACCACCTCCGCACACACTAATTCAACATTCCGCACAGTCGTCATCTGCACTGCGTGGCTCTCACATTCTTCGAGCGTATAAATATCATCAGTAACAGGCACAACAGAGCCGTGCATTACCAGTAGTAATACAAATCCGATTGTCATGGTTATTTGTCTAGGCGGTAGAGTGGGATGGTTGATAGTTTGTTAAACTGACTAAGTATCACCGGCTGACTTCTTCTTATATTCACCAACCCAACATGGCTGATATATCCAACCGGCTTTAAATTATTAATGTGCTCAAGTTCATTACACAGCGCAATAATTGCCTTTTTTTCTGGCTCTTTATTATCCTGAATCATGCCTTTGACGTAATCGATTAATACCTGCGTTTCGCTTTTGGTTAATTTATCCATCACCCCTCCTAAATCTGCTTAATTGCTTCACGTACTGCGTTTAATCTGGATTCCATGCGTACATACTCAGGATTGTCGACAATAGGCCAGTTCTCATAGTAGGCGTCATCGCCAAATAAATTGAGCAACTCGCTACCCATGTAACAATCGCAGCAATCACGTTTGACATCATCGGATGATTCAATAAATCTCCAATAATCTCTTGCTTGGAATTTATCTATTTCATCTTTTTTCCTAAGCTCAATAACTTTATTTTTTGCAAATTCAATATTTGCATTATTATCACTATAAAGTGACTGCCTTAATTGTGGTGCTAACTTTCCTATCCAATATGAATTACTAATATCCAGAATGAATTCAATTAATGAACATCCCATCGAGCCCCAGAAACATGACCATGAGCTTCCGTATTCGGTCACTGTAATACGGCCTCTGTAATCGCCACAATCTTCGAGATAAACATGAATGGGGTCATGCCTCGGCACATCGGTTATTATTAATTTCGTTACTTTAGATTGCTCCACTTTCATATTCATTCCTCTGTTATCAGCATCCCTGCTGGTTAAATTATTTATTACAACGCGTCATCATCACCCCATTCATCAACCCAAGCTTCGAGTGGTGTTTTACCGGCGTCATAATCTTCGCGCCATGCTTCTGCATCTGCAGCACTTCCGCCGTGGTCAGCAGCTACCTGCATTAACAGGTCATGCCAATCCGGAAAGCTCATTTCATCTTTTGTCATCATGTGTTCCTCGTTATTTCCTCAGCATCCCTGCATTACGCTTCATCCTGAAACCATTTTCTTTTTAATCAGATAGGTAAGATATCTCACCGCTCTGCGATAAAATTCAGGCCTGTCTTCTGATATGTAATATCCTGGATACCCAGTATCGGATTCGGGCTTTTCAAGCGGGTATTTCATGAATATTCGCGCCTTTACCTCTGCCTTTATCGCAGCATCCTTGCTGAAATACCGGCGGTTTCTGGTAGGGGCGAAGTAAACTCGTACATTTATTTTCTGTATGCACATGATTGCTTCCTCTGGCTTGCGCTTCATCCTGAAACGGTGGGGTTATTAAAGCTGAAATCCTTTCCACTGATTACCGTACTCAATACCGAGTGTGCTTAATGCGGCATCCATTGCCTCAATAAAATCCGGTATCTGCTGGTCGAATTCCTGCATCATTTTTTCGTCGCGCTCTACCGGTATGTGGACAATTTCTTTTCCTCCCGGCATGCGTGGGTCGTAGTTTGCGAAGTGCCAGACATCCTTTCCGGTGATCCACATTGAATACTGAACCTGAGCGGTGTATTCCTTTTTCATGGCCTTAATTCCGTTTAAAGCCAGGTCGATAAAGACTTCCGTTGTCTTGGGGCATTTAAGCTCAAGGCCAGCGCTGTCACTGCAAATGCCGTCCGGAGAGCATGCTGTCCGCAGTGATTCATCCCTGAAAATTATCGGGTCTTCCGTGACCGTCAGTCCGCTGTAAAACTCGAATGTCATCCGTGCTTCGAGTTCGTAATCTTTTCCCCATTCCAGCGTTCTGGCGCTAACATCCTTGCTTACGCCGGTGCATACTTCACCGATAAGCGTATTGAAATACGTCTTTTTGGTATCGCTCCATGTCGTCCCTGAGCGTGGTTTTGTTAGCACTTTCCAAACCTCTGAGGCGGTTATCACCCCGAGTCTAAGTGACATCCATTCTTCGCTTCCCTGCGATATTTTTGATAAATCGATGCCGGTTTTGCTGAGAATGATGTCGTTACTGATCATTATTCGCCTGCCTTTTTCCTGAGCATGTCGATGATGGTGTTAGCCTCAAATACGGTGAGCTGTTCCGGGTGGGAGATAGGGCGGTTGAATTTTTTGCTGATGAACGCAAGGAATGTATCGCTCCATTCACCATCAACTTTAATCATCAGATCAGCGATATCCTGCAGCTGGTTTTCTCCTGCAGGTGTAACGTCACGCTCCTGTGATTGCTCGCCTTTAAAATCGATACCTTCGCCGGATTCTGTGTTCACATAATCGATGGCCTGATCAAGTCGCTCACGGCGAGGCCAGTATTTAGCGGCCTGCTTTACGACTGTTTTCAGGATCATCTGTTCTTCATCAGTTACCCACGGACAGGATTTTTGTTTTGATTTCCACGCCTTCCAGGCTGATGAGCGGTCGCGGATTGCGTAGATATCAGCAATCGGCATTGTGTGCGTCAGGTAATCGCCGTCATCTGTTTTCACTACGACATACGCACCGACAATATCTCCTCGATCTTCCGCCGGCGCGAAAGCGTTGTATTCATGCCGTGGGGCGGTATCGATGGATGTGAGCTGGAAGTTATCGTTTTTGCGGACAATGCTGGACTGGCACCACTTTATTGCGCCTGATTGCTGCGCAATGTGCATCAGCCCCATGTAGCTGATATCGAGACAAACCTTTCTGTCTCTCGGGACAAGATAAGCCAGTTTCTGTGCCGGATTCAGGCTGATGCCGATAGCGGCAATATTCATTATTGCACTGCGAACCGACACCAGATTATTTATCGCTGTGGTCGCCAAGTAATCGTTATTGGCAAATATTTGCATAGCGAACTCAGATTCCCTTTTGAATGCTATGCTCGGCTCACTGCAAACCTGCTCAAAGTCCGTTTTGAGCGGGTTTATTGTTTCGTACACTTTTTGTATTGCGGTACTCATTGCTCACTTCTCCAGATGAGGTACGCATTCCGAATCCCTTCGATTAATGCATCCAGTGATTTGCCGTTTTTGATGAAGATAGGATCCATTATCTTTTCCATTTCCGGCGATAAGATATGCTCAGGCAGGCCATTCATGAACTCGTCAGCATCCATACACAGAGCATCGTTTACGGCATCCTGCCATGCTGAATGCTCCAGCCGCCGCTCTTCCTGAGCATCCCGTGCTGCGTATGCGTTCATGCTGCCTCCCCGTATCGTTCCCTGAGTATCTTTTCCAGAGTTTCCTTCTCTGGATTAAGCAGCAAGATAAGCGTTTCAACGTCCATTGTTTCCACGCTTGAATTACGGTCAAAATAAATGACGGCGCGCTGATTTCCGCATCCTGCTTGCTCAGTGCTTGTCGCCAGGTGTTTTGATTCGATGGTTATCTTGTGCATACCTGCCTCCCGTAACTTTCTCTGAGTAATTCCATTGCTAACCACCAGATGTCATCGCATTTCTGGCGTATAGCTACCCGCGCCTGTGCTTGCGCCAGACGGAAAACGTTCTGATTGATAGTCATGTGATTACCTGCTGATATCCCGAGGTGGGATAGGGTGGGTTACTTCTGTGTGATTTCGGTGATCTGAAGGTCTTTGATATCGGCTTTTCCAATCAGAACACCGAACAAATACATGTGCTCTGTGCAGTCGGCTTCATCCTCGGCCTCGATATCCTTTTTCCATGGCTTTCCGTTCCATTTACACGTTACTTTAAACATCGGCATGTTATTTCCTCCTATGCACTTCCCTGTGCTACGTGATGTCCGAATAGTTATCCCCGCTGCGGGGTGTTAGTCATTCAACCTAACGCCCTCGTGAAGGCGTCGGGGTGAATTTTGGCAATAAAAAACCCCGCGATTGCGAGGTCTTGAATTTATTGGTGCATAGTTACCATTTCTTTTTTGGATTTCTTGCGTGCGCGTGATTAACAATACTTACGCCGTAATATGCATTTGGGTCTTCATGTAAATCAACGCGAGCATATCGCTTACTCTCGGCCATCTTTTCACGTAAGGCCTTTCCTACCATTACCTCAAATGTTCCAGTTAACTCAAGTTCCAAGTTTCGGCTCTTTTTCAAATGAAAATAGTCATCGTCATAGCGTATTTTAATATAATATTGTTCTTTGAATTTAATTATTGAGAATTTTTTTATATATCTCATTCCCTCAATATACTTTCTTTGTTGAACCATTTTCGCCCTGTTTGGCTCTCCGCAAGAAAGAAGACCGATTCCCAGTAGGCCAATGAAAACCCTGTAATCTCTTGATATTGAAACATTGTCTCCAGCTGGAATTTCTAATGTTATCATGTCTGATTCAATATAAGAATCGGTGAATGCTCGTAGAAATCCAACATAACTTGACCAGTAATTTGCTCCAATGAGTGAATAAAAAGATATTTTATTCTCTAGGAGGAAAGTATTTACATCAAATGTCTTAACTTCCATTCTGTCAATTTTAGACTGAATTAACTCAGGGCAAGAAAACAATGAATCCAATATTTCTTTCTGTCGTTTATCTGGATAAACATCTACCAGATAATAAGGTGTATTTCTATTGGTCATTTTAAACCAATCCATATCAAATACAGCTTGCCTATGGCGATTAAAATCAACGCCATCATCTTTTGTCCCTGACCCCTTTATGATGAAAACATGCTGCCACCTTTCCTTATCATGCTTATCTTCTTTCTTTTTTAGATTTTTCGCATTTGGCGGCAATGAATTATAGTCAATAAACTTACCTTTTCTATTGGACACACAATTTACCTCGCCGTTATTGTTTTATTCTTTTTATCATTAATAGAAAAAATATGCACATGCGGAAGGCAGCAATTGTCGAGCGAGTCGTAAATCTTCGGGTCGATGTTGCGTGTCACTGGGATATTGCTCACCGCCACCACTTTATCAACCCTGCCAATGCGCTTATTGCTGAGTGACAGAACAGGGCGCTTAACTTCCTCTTCCTGCTCACCGTGTACCGCTGCTTTCAGTTCTGCATTAACAGCATAATCAGCCTGTAACTCTGCTCTACGCTCTGATCTGCGATTTCTAGCGCAGTTATATCCGCGAAAACTCATATCAACCTCCGGTTATCTGATGAATAAAGTGCGTTAATCACACTGTATTCAGTAGATAACTGTAAAGTCGCGCATTTTTCAGCGCAGTCTGTTAAAGAGCTAAGTCCGTTTATCTTTGGCTCCGTGCCGTTGATGTTTGTAATATACAAGAATTCTTGTTCCATTGTAAACAGGTAAACTTGTATTAATTTGTATTTTAAGAGTGTTTATTTTGTATTTGTTTGTTTTTTATGATGTATTATTTTTTGTAATTTTTGTTTTAGTGAGGTTGGTCACGTGGATTTATAGTGGGTTCTTGGCGGAAGGCATAAAAAAGCCCTCAGAAGAGGGCTGTAGAGTTGGAGGGTTGGTGGTTAACTTTGTTTTTTACGGATGAAATTCTCATCATTTTTAACGTATTCAAATGAGTCAAGCACGATCCCTGTTATACGGAGGATGTCTTCTGGACACCCAAGAGAAATCCGGCCATTGGTTAATTCTAATCCGGCTCTGGCTATTTCATTGGCAAGGATGTCAGTGACTTCTATTGGTACTTGGATAAAAGCATTGTTTTTATCGTAATATCTTACGATCCATCTATTTGTTTTTCCTTGATACAATATCCCAAAATATGATTCGGTATCCTTGTATTGGATATCTTCACAACCGGTTATTGCCTTGATTTTTTCGAAAAGCTCTAACTCATTTTTAGTTGTGACAATGTTTGGATTATCTGGGTCGATGATATTCTCAAACTCCTTATCATGCTTGAGTTCTGCTGGATCTGCCAACTCAGATGGCTCGTCAGTAGACAGTCCCTTACCAGACAGTCCAGACACCACCATTGCACTAACAGAACGTTCCACTGCTTGTTTAACTAATGGGGTAATAGAATCAATAAACCTCTGGTTAAGCTGCCTCTCTACATTAGATCTGCTGGCAACATATCTTACAAACTCACTGTCTACATCTCTCAGGCTTGAGCTGATTGTTTTTGTAAATGCAGATAAATAAACACTTTCTTCAGCTAAGGTTCTCAATGCTTCGGGTTTGAATTTGTCATGCCTGAATCGGAATAGCTGACCAGCATCAGAATCACTTACTTCATCCATTCTAATCCGGAGGAACGGAGTCGGATCCATGACGTTCTTTTGTTTTAGGTCAGTAAAAAACCGCCACTCAAGGCCGTTTGTGATGGCAGAAATAGTAACTTCAGGCGTTGAGTTGAAATAGCGAGATAACTGAGGACAATGGTTCTCTAATTTCTCAAAATAACCCTTGGCCTCTATAAACATCACCGGAACATCCTGACAGAATAGGGCATAATCGACCCTTTCATTTGCTTTTGCACCAGGGAAATCGGCACCATATTCGGCTTTTACTTTCTGTGGGTCATACGGGCTGAATCCAAGGATATCCAGGAATGGCAGAATAAGAGCTTGCTTTGTTGTCTCTTCAGTAGAGCAATGCTGCCCAACCTGTTTCACATGCTCAACATGATTTTTCAGTCTCGCCTTAAAGTTATCCATTACTTACCTCAATAATCAAGGACGGAATACCAAAACATTCTGCCAACAATCTGAACCTCACTTTCATCGGCTTCTTCATCTTCGTATTCATCACGGTTATAACTACGAATAATAAGTTTGTTTCCTGGTCTGCGGTAAAGCATTTTTAAGCGCTTCAATCCATCCTGATCTATTGCGTAAACTTTTCCATCAATTATTTTTTTATTTGAAATATCAATAGCTACAGCTGCCTTGTCAGGTATGACTGGCTCCATGCTATCGCCTTTAGCTGGGAAACAGATAATAGTTGACCCATCAGACGGCGCACCAATTCTTCTAAGGGTGGATTTTGAAAACCTTAATTTGTAGCCGTTATAATCAACATTAATAAAACTGCCATTGCCGCATGCCAATTCAATGTCTTTTAAAAATGGCACTTCAACCTCGTCATCTTCAAGTGGCGTTCCGCTGTCCCACGTCGCAACAGCTCCCCACTCAGATTGTGGAGGAATAGAATCCTCCTGATTTCCTGTAACCAACCAATCAACTGAGCAATTTAATGCCGCAGCTAATTCCGGCAAAAACCGTGGTCTCTTGGTTTTACCGCTTTCTAATTGTTCTATTGACTGCTGTGTAGTTCCTGCTCGCTCGGCTAACTCAGCCTGTGTTAATCCGAGAGTAGTTCTCTTGTTTTTGACTCGTTCTGAGATCGACATAAAAACCTCTTTAAATATCTTATCGATAGTCACAAGAAAACCTGTAATTGACAAACAAACTAATTTGTTTTTAAATACAAGAAACTTTGTCAAGGAGGCACGATGAGTACACTATCGGAAAGGGTTAAAACTCGTCGCGTAGCGCTTAATCTTACCCAGTCAGAATTAGCTGAGATGGTTGGATTAAAACAGCAATCAATTCAACAGATTGAATCAGGATTTATCAAAAGACCGCGATTTATTGTTGAAATTGCTACTGCACTGAAATGCGACCCAAGTTGGCTGATCTGCGGCGCAGATGCAGCATAAAAATAAAATTACTGCTCTTTAACATCCCTGCGCTGAAAAACGCGCCTTTTCAACACAGCAACACCTCACAGGAAGTGAGCGAATAACTGTATCTCAATAAGGACATTATGAATTATGGAAAATGCAAATCCACGCAAATCGTTTAACCGGTTTGTGTCAAATCATCTGATGGCAACTGCTCATCAGGCACTGAGAAGCACCACACAGACAGTAGTTGCAAAACTACTCGGTGTACACGATTCAACAGTCTTACGCAGAACAGAAAAGTTACCGGAGATATGCGAGACATTGGCCGCAGCCGGTATCACGGATTTTGTTTTGCCAGGCGAGAAGAAAATCAGCGAGGAAGAGTACCGGTTTCTGTGGAAGCAGATAGCGGAATTCTCATTGTGGAAAACGGGAGGTTTTCATGAATCCAACGGAGTTCATCAGGAAGAACATCATTAGCGAACTGGAAAAGCTCGGGTATCAGGGGGGGTATTAGACTTCGCCGCCGACCAGGGTTTAGACCATTATCGCCGCTGCTCACAGGCAACACGCCGTGGCGGGATGTTTGATGACTGCCTTCGGGTAGCAAAGTTATGGGCTGAGAAGTATGGACAGAAGCCAAGCGCAGGAACGAAGAAGAAAGCCAAAGCATCACGACAGGTATCGATGTTTTAGGCAAGAAAACGCCCCAGCTGTTGGAGCAGCAGAGGCGCATTAACTGAACATACATACAGGAGTAATTATGGCAACGCTATCGCAATATTACAAGCATAAAGACAAAAACGGCACCGGCACCACCGTTAAGAAAGCATTTATGGTTCCGTATGAAGAGCTGTATCTGGAGCCGGGCGATAACATTCGCCCTCTTAATGAAGAACACGCTCGGAAAATGTGCGAATTATGGAAATCAGGGTCAGACCTCCCGGCATTATCCGTCCAGGTGACAGAGAAAGGGGTGAAGATCATTGATGGTCAGCATCGCTATATCGGTGCCGGATACGCTATTGCTGACGGTATTAGTATCCCCCGGATTGAATGTAAGGATTTCATTGGTACCGAGTTAGAGCGCCTCGCCCATCAGGCTGGTACCAGTGAGGGGCTGGCTATTACCCCTGTTCAGCGCGCAAAGCAATACAACAGAGCAAGGAATGCCGGATACACAATTCAGGAAATTGCTGATGAATTCCACAGATCAACTTCTGATGTTGAAACCCATCTGCAACTACTGTCATCCGGTGATGAACTGATAAAGCTGGTTGAGGCAGGAGAAATAGCAGCGACAACAGCAGTTGCACTATCTCGCGAACATGGGCCGAAAGCTGACTCTGTTGCCACGGGGCTGATGAGCAAAGCCAAAGCAGCCGGTAAGAAGAAACTAACCCGCAGCGCGGCGTTGCCGCAATTCAGCGCAGTGAAGGCCAGAAAGTTTATCCAGGCTGTTGCTGAGGCTGGGTTAGAGCTGGACGGCGAGGCCGGATTGCTCATGGAAGAGTACCAGGCATTTTTATCTGAAACCAGACAGGAGGTCGGATCATGAATACCGCATTAAATAACGTGTACCGGTTCCCCGGCAGAGCGCCGGAGGAGCGGCCTGTAACGCCGGAGCAATCCGGCAAGGGGTTTGCATTGATACACAGACAATTCATGGACAGCAGGCTATACAGGGATTCTCAGGCAGTCCATTTATGGCTGCATCTGATACTGAAAGCAAATCACACTGACGAGGAGGTTAACACTGATATCGGCATGATGATTGTCCGGCGAGGCCAGATGATCACCGGCAGACCGACACTGGTATCCGAGACGTTCATTCCGGACAATAAAGTGAAGAGTTTACTCCGTACTTTTGAGTCGAAAGGGATGATTAATATTGAGTCGAAAGGCCGGAAATTCAGCCTGATTTCGATAGTGAAATATGACGATTTTCAGTCTCAAAATTGTCCAACGGATGTCCAACGGATGTCCAACGCAAACACCAGTAAAAACGCACCTCTCAGCGATGTTTGTCCAACGGATGTCCAACGATTGTCCATAAACAATAATAATATATTAAATACTAACGTATTTAATGATCGTCCGAGAATTTCAAAATCCTCTCCCCGCAAAGCAAAACCAGAAGCCGCAGTCAGTTCACCGAAAGGTGACAAGTGGGGAACTGCTGACGACCTGAAAGCCGCTCAGTGGATATTCCAGCTCATCACCAGAATCAGCCCGTCTGCCAAAACACCTAACTGGTCAGGATGGGCTAACGATGTCCGACTGATGCGCGAGCAGGACAACAGGACGCATTCGGATATCTGCCAGATGTTCAAATTCGCGAACCAGGACAGTTTCTGGAAGAGCAATATCCTCAGCCCTGCAAAGCTTCGCGAGAAATGGACTCAACTGGAAGCCAAGCGGAACACGCAGGGGCAGGGTAAGCCATCCGGCAGGCCGCATCTTGATTTCGATAACACCGATTGGGCGGAGGGGCTGAAAGTATGAAATCACTCACCACAGCCATTCAGCAGCGTGATGCTGGAGCATTGCGGTCAATGGCAGGGGTTGCACCAAAACCGCAACAGAAAGTTCCGCAGGAAGCCATTCAGGTATTCAACGAGCTGTTCCGGCAGCTGAAAGCAACATTCCCGGCCGCAATGGCAAACTTTCAGACACAGGATGACCTGAACGAATTTCGCCGTCAGTGGGTTCTGGCCTTTGCCGAAAACGGAATCCGGACGGTGGAGCAGATCAACGCCGGTATGCGGATTGCTAGGCAGCAGGAAAAGCCGTTTCTTCCGTCACCCGGTCAGTTTGTTCAGTGGTGTAAGCAGGCAGACTGCGTGGCCGTTGGATTGCCGGACGCGGACGGGCTTTATGACATGATCATGAAGTTTAGTGCTAACCGCAGCATGTACCGGACGGCAGAGGATTATCCGTGGCAAAACAACGCCTGTTATTGGATGGTCACGAAGTTACACGCATTGAGTCGTGCATCCGGCCTGACCGAGTCAGAGCTGAAAAAGCGCTGCGCCCAGGAGCTGGCGGTGATGGCATCCAGAATCCGATCCGGTGAAGAAATTCCGGCACCGCGTGTGCAAATCCCTAAGTTGCATATCCCGGTACCAAAGGAAAAAGCACTGGCTCATATCGCAGAATTAAAGGCCAAGTTCGGCTTCCGGACGCGGACGGCATAACCCAAGACAGAAGGACTTTTGATATGAGGCAGATTTTACGTCCATTTGCCCATAAACCCCACATAGTGGGGTGAGGTATATTAAAAGTTATTTTATTGCAGATATTGGTAATGGAGACTCTGCTATTCTGCGAGTAATGTCTTCCTTCCTGCCATCTAAGTCTTCATTAGATGCAATGAAGTAGTGGAGACCGCTATCGGTTATGTGTTCAATGACTCGATATGAAACAGTTCTCGGGGTTATAGTTTCAGCCTCGCTGTCTCGGGAGTAAAATTTTAGCATTGGTTGATCTCCGCACGTGATTTCCAATTCCCTTAGATGAGGGCCATTGAAAACCATACCATCATGTTCGCCACCAATAACCAAATAATTGTAATATCTGTCTTCAGTCATAATCTTCCCCATAATAATATTAAGTAGATTACCTTATATTTTAACCAATTAATACTCAAGCGGGAAACCATGAGCATGGAAAACTTCTGCCTGCATGAATCCAACAAAAAACTGTTTTACGAGCAACTAAAATCACTACTGAACACCCACCCGAAGTTAAGTATCACCGCAAAACCCTATCGCCCGAAACGAAGCCTTTCACAAAATTCACTTAGCCATGTCTGGTACAAAGAAATCAGCGAGTACCTGATTCGTGCCGGTCGGCCGTTTTGCACTGAAGCATGGGTGAAAGAAAGCCTGAAGGCGACATACCTCGGATTTGAAACCACTGAGTACACAGATGTTATCACCGGCGAGAAAACGCAGCGTGAGACGCTCAGGCGCACTTCAAAATTGGATAAAGGGGATATGCATTACTTTCTTCAGCAAATCGAATCATGGGCTGCACAGTTCGGTTTAATACTGACTACGCCAGAGGATTCGGAGTACATGAAACTAAAAAGGGAGCAGGACGCATGAAATTAGAAAAAGGCAAAGTTTACAGAATCTCAACGGATGCACTGGATTGTTATCACGGACATGACCGCGGCGAATACCACTCGACCTTTGCGCGTGAATCAGATGGCGAACCGCTGCATAACTTTATCATCAGGTTTACTACCGGCGAACTTGAAATGACGCTGTTTTTATCTGACGACATAACAGGATTGGCTGATAGCCAGGAGATTTAGGATGAACGATGAACAATTCAAAGTATGCGTTGACATAATTAGGTTGTGTCGCGACCTGGATTCTTTCACCAATAACGAGGCTGGGCTGCGCACGGGGAACTCAGCAGAGTTCATTAAGTGGTTTACCAACAAAATGCTGTATATCGGATGTTTGCGAAAAGTCGGCACAACCAGGCACAATCGCCATGTGAGTCCGTTATTTGCAATATCACCAGATGCTGTCACCAGGCTGTATCGCTACATGCGTGAATCCAGTGGTGAGTTAGTGCCGGTTAGCGGGCATGGTGAGAGAAAGCTAATCGAATTTTTCGGGAAGGTGGTCAGCAAGGCATACATTGAGCCGGGTTTCGGTCGGTCAGATGTTACCTGGTTCGACTCGCTAGTGCAGGGAGTCAGGAGAAAAAATGGTAAAGCCCGCCGGAGCGGGCGACTGGTGTCAGCGGACAACTAAAACTGAGGTTTTGGCATAACGAACGACTGCCGCAGCAGTGGAGCCGAGTAGATAGGTAGAAATACTCGGACGACGGGAGCCGATGATAATCAGGTCTGCACTAATAGCTTCGGCACGTTCAAGTATTTTGTCTTTAGGGCGACCAATTACGATATATCTGTCTGCTCTGTCCTCCGGCAAACTGAATTTCCTGATTATCTCGCCTAATTCTTTCTTTGTGGAATCTATCAGTCGCTTTTCCAGATCCGCGACAGACAAACCACTTTCAAAACCACCATATGGGAATGCTGGTATAACCGCAAGAAAATGGATACGGGCATCTTCAAGTTTAGCGAGGCTTTCAACATGAGGAGTAACCATATCAGTGAGTTCTTTTTCCCATACATCAATCGGAACAAGGATATTTTTGTACATAGTTCCTCCGATATTCATTATTCACTCAGATTAATAATAGACCAGATTGGCTAAAAAGTGAGTGAAAAACGTTCAGCAGTTATTAATCAATGATCTTCGGAAAAAACTCCACTTTGCATCTAAAGCATGGTGGGTTCGCGTAATTATTTATTACAGGGGAGGGTTTGATGAACTGCGCAATATGCGGCGAAGAACTGGCCGACGATGAAGTTTATGTTTGCGACCAGTGCGCCGGTGAATGTCCGCATCTGGAAGTAGTCGAGAAGATAAAGGGAGATGGTGATGATCAAGCGCATCCTGGGATATCTGAGTAACCCGTTCACTCTGAGTTGGGTGATATTTGTTATTGCACTCGGCATCTATGAATACTGGTGGTGATTATGGCGAATTTACGAAAAGAAGCGCGCGGCAGAGAGTGCCAGATCCGAATTCCGGGAGTGTGTAACGGAAATTCTGAAACGGTGGTGCTGGCTCACTATCGGATGCCTGGATTGTGCGGTACCGGAATTAAGTCACCGGATATTTTTGGCGCATGGGCGTGCAGTGCGTGCCATGACGAAACAGATCGACGCACACGCCTAACAGACGCTGAGTATGCAAAACAGTGTCACCTTGAGGGCGTTATCCGGACTCAGGCACAGCTGCTGGCAGAGGGGAAAATATCGGCATGAACCAATATCACCTTAAGTTGCCGTGGCCTCCGTCCAACAACACGTACTGGCGACACGCCAGAGGTCGGCACTACATCGCAGAGAAAGGAACCAGATACCGGCAGCACATCACAGAGTTAATCAGACAGCAAAACCTCGATATCAGCACCACATCCCGCATCAGAATCAGCATCACAGCAAATCCCCCGGACAAACGACAGAGAGACCTCGATAACCTGCCAAAGGCTGTTTTCGATTCGCTAACTCACTCCGGTTTCTGGAAGGACGACAGCCAGATTGATGATATGCGGATCAGGCGTGGTGAAAGGGTAAGTGGCGGGTCACTGGATGTCACGATATGGGAGATAGGGGATGAAACCTGAAATCACATCGATACCGGAAATGCTGGTTAAGCACCACGGAAACATGACTGCACTGGCGAGAGAGCTGGAAATAAACCGGAACACCGTCAGGAAGTTTCACCGTGATACCCGGTGCGAAATGCACGTTATCTACAACGGTGTGCTGATGACAAAATCCAAGATGAAAGGCAACCAGGGGAAAGAGCAATGAGAGACGAACCTTTTTACCTGTTGGCGCACGTTGCCAATAAAAATGACCTGCGGCGGGTGTGGTGTGGCACTCGTAAAAATATCTCTGACGGCAAACGCGTGTGGGTTCGTTACATGCTTATGACGTGGGGTAATGCGTACGGTGGCAATGACTACGGCTCAAGCGAGTGCAGTGTTATTGGTCGCCTGATGATCCGCACTGAGTGGAGTGACACTGAGGGTGAAAGAATCATCAAGGTGGTGAAAGACCTGCATAAAATGGGTTATCGCGGAGATGAGTTGTTCAAAAAGTCTCACGAAATACTTAATCCGAAGAAAACAATAAACGACATCATTGCTCTCGCCAAAGAATCAGATGATGCCGCTTTTGTTGAAAAGGTAATGACCGACAGGTTTAAAAAAGATAACCCAATCCGTCATGTGGCTATTAAACGGTATTGTGAGCGCAAATACCCGCAAAAGATGGCGCGTGAGCTTACTTTCATGACAGGAATCAGCATCCAGCAGGGAACCAGGCGCATCGAATGGGCGGAGAGACTACTGGAAGAGGAGATGTTTTATGCAATGGAGCGCGAGTTAAAACGAGAGGAGTGTCCGATTTCATAAATATATATTGAAAATGTTGCAAATCGCGAAATTTCAGTGTAGTGTTTGTGATATGCTCAGGCAGTTAAAAGCAGGAGCAGGTAACAGGGTCACAGAGGCGGCTCCTGTTATCGATACCGCCTAGTTCGTCACTTCGCCGCAGGGCTGGGACTCGAACCGCATCGGCTGAGAGGTCGAAAGAATGCAGAGCGAGGAAGTAAGTAAACGGCGCACACCGGCGGGAAACCGGCCTTGTGTCGAAGCATGCATAACAGCCCTCTCCGGAGGGCTTTTTCATATCTGCAATGGTAAGGTAACTTCAAGTGGTAGGCCTGCCGCTCTTGAAATCCACACGCAAAGCTGGGAGTTATCTTTCCATTGTGGAGAATGCCGAGGCTGATCGGCTAACTCGCATGGGCTACTGTACTTATCAGGATAGAAGCACACACGCCATGGGGAACCTGAACGCATGCACTCTCAGCGTATGCCTCCACAATTATTTCAACTCTCCGGAATTTCCGGATAGTTCACATAACGCATGTGCCACGGGTACATTGCGCGTACGGATTCGCTACGCGAGTCCAGCATCCCAAAGGTCGCCATGTGCGGCCTTTTTTCATATGCGCCGCCACAGAATCCTGAACAAACAAACGTAATCAGCGCAGAGATACTGTGCGCGGCTTTTACATCATTTAGCGCAGTGTTGGATTTGTTAGATGTCTTAATGATTAGGTATACTATCCGCTCACATTCTTATGGGCGAGGTATCTATGTTTTTTGGGTTATTTATTATTGCAGCGGGGATAATCTCCTTACTTGAAAACTTTGGCGTTATTGCGGGTGATGTTAAGTGGGGGCTTCCTCTCGCCATTATCTGTTTTGGCGCAAGTATTGTTTATGACGCAGTCAAAGGTAAGAAAAAAGATTAAATTTATTAAATTACATGAGGTCACTTAGGTGGCCTTTTTTTATTCCTGAAATAAGGGCTAAACATAATGCAGGAGCCGTTAACAGGCACAGCAACCGCCTCGTTAGCGGGTGTCTCTATTGTTGGTCTATTTGCCGGACTGGATGCTGGCGTAGTGATCGGGGCATTCGCCGGTGCGGTTGTATTCGTACTTTCATCCCGCGATATCAAGTTGTGGCACAGATGGGGCTATTTCGTCGTGTCATTCATCATTGGTATTTACGGTGCTGACTTTGTTGCCGGTCTGCTGAGTAAGTTTGTCAGCGACCAGCCGGTCGACAGGTCAGTAGGGGCTATGTTTGCTTCGGCCGGTCTGGTAGGTGTACTGGTGGCGATTTCAAAGCCGGGTTCACTCACTGAGTTTATTAACAAAGTGGTCGGAGCGACTATTGATAAATTCAGAGGGGGTGGAAGATGATCCTCCCGGACTTATGGGTTTACACCAATTTCTTTGTGTGTGGCCTGGCGGCTATCCGGCTGATGAATTACCAGCGCAACGGCGCACAATACAAGTTCTTACCATCACTCATGGCGTGGCTGTTAATCGTGGCCTTTGGCTCAGTACCGCTGCGCATTCTGACAAATGACTATTCCCATGCTGACCCGTCCGAGGTGGCGATAAACGTCGCCGGATTTATTCTGGTGATGCTGGCCGGCGGGAATGTGACGAAAATATTCAGAGGTGCAAAAAGTGACTGAACCAAAATGGATTACTGAAGGCCGGAAAGAGATCGGCGTATCAGAACACACAGCAGCAGGTTCCGCAGCAGTAGACCAGATGTGGATTGACAGCAAACTGCGCGGACTGGTTGGCACTGCGCGTAAAGTGCCGTGGTGTGCAGGATTTGTGAATGCATGTCTGGAACGCGCCGGTATTCGTTCGACCCGCTCTGATTCCTCCCGTTCATATCTGGCGTTTGGTGACATGCTGAAAGAGCCTGCATACGGTTGCATTGTCACATTTTCCCGTACCGGCGGCGGTCATGTTGGCTTCGTGGTCGGTAAGACAGAATCAGGTCAGTTGATGGTGCTGGGCGGCAATCAGTCAGACGCGGTAAATATCAAAGCATTCGGTACTGACCGCGTTACCGGTTACCGCTGGCCGTCAGGTGTTCCGGTGGATAATCGCCCGCTGCCAGTCGGTAACGCAGCGCTGTCAGTAAAAGAGTCATGATATGGACTGGCTGACAAAAGTGCTGGCCGGTATCTGTGTGGTGCTGGTCATCGGCCTGCTGCTTCTCCTGCATCTGTATGGCGGGCTGAAAGATAATCACCAGGCACTGAAAGATAAGCACTCTGCATTGACGGCGGTAAATAACATCACCCTATCTGCTGTCGCTATCAATCAGCGTGTGGCTCTCGACAACATCAAAGCCAAAGAAACAGAGGACACGGAGAATGTCAAAATTAAAACCGTTATCAGGACGGAGTTTAAGGACAGTGAGTGCGCTGTTACTCCTGTTTCCTATGGCGTTGTTGGGAAGCTGCAGCAATACGAAAGAGACATTCGTGCCCGCTCCGGTGGTGCCGATTCCGGCTCAACTGACCGCTGATTGTCTGCTGCCGGTTATTCCGGATGAACTGACATACGGCGGCGCAATCCTGCTGCTGACCGATGCCATGAAGTCGATAGCGGACTGTAATCACGATAAGCGGGCAATACGGGAGATTGAGCAACAAAGGCAGGTGATGAAATGAATATTACCTGGAATGCGGATACCACTAAAAAAATCTATTTTCCAATGTTAATTGGTTCTGGTATTCAACACATATATCCAGATATTAGCTGGTTTGTAATTCCAATAGTGGCAATCCTATTCAGCATAAATATCGAAAAATAACACCCCTACAAGAAAACAACGCCTCGCTAAATAGCGGGGCTTTTTTATATCTGATTTCTCATGGCCTCATATAGTACGAACTATATCGGCAAGGAGGATGATCCACATCTTGACCACCGGGAACAGGCCGGCAGTGACCCAGCAACGTAGGTAACGTGGCGAAGGTTGCGACTCTACGCATTTCACCGGCGCATTCGTACGCGCATCTAAATATACACAGAACCTTACAGAAAACGATCCTGAGAAATTCCGTTAAATGGTGTTTCTGTGGGCGGTTTTTCTGTACGAACAGGTTCGTTTTCTATAAGGATTTACACCATGCAATATCCAAAAGTTATTGTTAACGGCGTGTCCGTTCGTGTTGATAGCGAAGGGCGTTACAGCCTGAATGATTTACACGCTGCGGCGGTTCTCAAAGGCGAGGCAAATGAGTCACAAAGGCCAAGTAAGTTTATCCGGAGCGCCGGAGTTAAGCGCTTTGTTTCTGCTCTCGATGCCAGAGGACAAAAAAGTCCTCTGAAAGGAAATCAATCACTTAAAGTAGTTAATGGTGGTAATGAGCAAGGCGTATGGGCTGCTGAATTACTGGCGATACGTTATGCGGCATGGATTAAGCCTGAGTTTGAAATCAGCGTATACGAGACATTCCGCGAAGCGACGCTTAACGGCCTGTCGAACATGACCATGCTTAATCGCCTTGATCTGCTGATTGCTACTGAAAAGCAGGAGATTAGCCATTGCGCCCGCAAAATGAATAGTTGGGGTGTTGGCGGACGGAAGAAGTCACTGACAGACACCAGAGCAAATATCATTGCTCAGATGGACCCGGATATGGTTTCGCTGATGGAGGCGCACCAGTAATATGATGAAGCTCCGAATGCGGAGCCTCGTCAAAGAAAAAACAATCGTCAACGGAATAGACCGCCCAGCGGTCTTTTTTATTACCTTCGAGCCGCCGATCTCCTCTGCCACATTAGCCACGACCTGTGCCACTCCTCACAGCGAGCGTGTGGGCATCCAGAATAATCGGTAACACCGGGATAAAGACACCCTCATATGCGGCGACACCTGCCGTGGTGGAAGAAATGGTGAACATCAATCAACTGAGGCAAACATGACTGAAAAATACGAAGTCACAGCAACCAAAAAGGACGGCACGACATATCACGGATTGATGACAACGAAAGAGCCACGCATTACTAACGGACTGATTGGTATTGCCGGTCTGGACGGCTCATGGACATATATTGCACCGGATGAAATCAGTGACATCAGATACATCCCGGTTGCTGAGGAAAAGAGTAAGGAATAGGAATGGCTAAAAGACCAGACTGGGAGGCCATCGAGTCGGCTTACAGAGCTGGCGTGATGTCACTCCGTGAAATTGCCTCACAGCACGACATATCCGAAGGGGCGATAAGAAAGAGAGCAAAGCGTGATGATTGGTCGCGTGACCTGAATGCGAAGATAAAAGCCAGGTCTGATGACATGGTACGCAAGCAGGAGGTACGCAGGCAGGTACGCAGTGAAACGGCGCTATCGGAACGCGTACTTATCGAAGCCACCGCAGAGGTAATAACCAATGTTCGAATGGAGCATCGCGGCGACATCCGGCGAGCGCGTGAATTGGCTAACGCGCTGTTTGACGAGCTGAGTGCAGAGTGTGCCGATGTGGCCGCGCTGGAGAAACTCGGTGAGCTGATGATTGAGCCTGATGACAACGGGCGAGACAAGCTGAATGAGCTTTACCGTGCGGTAATCTCTCTGCCTGAGCGGGTTAAATCAGCCAAAGCGCTGAGCGAAACACTGAAGAACCTTATCGGTCTTGAGCGTCAGGCGTATGGACTTGATGACATGCAGCCGAATAAAACAGCCAGCCAGCTATCCGACCTGATGGACGAACTATCGAGCAAATAACATGAAGCCAGAGCATTTAGCGTTACTGCGTAATAAGCAATGGCGTCTGAATAATCTGTACTGGATCACCGATAAAGAAGGTCATCCGGTTCGCTTCAAAATGACGCCTGAGCAAACAGAATATTTCGAAGGCATCCACAACCGCAATATCATTCTGAAAGCCCGTCAGCTTGGATTCACGACTGAGGTCTGCATTATCCAGCTTGACGCGGCCATATTTGAATCAGCTAAGTGCGCACTGATAGCGCACACCCTGCCGGATGCAAAACGCCTGTTCCGGGAGAAAATCAAATACGCCTACGAGCGCCTGCCGGACGAAATCAAAGCAGCCAATCCCGCGAGTAATGACTCCGCCGGTGAACTGGTGTTCAGCAAAGGCGGCTCGGTGACTGTGTCCGTGTCGTTTCGTGGCGGTACGCTGCGCTACCTGCACGTATCGGAGTTCGGGAAGATATGCGCCAAGCAACCAGAGAAAGCCCGTGAGATTGTTACAGGGGCGTTTGAGGCGGTATCAACGGAATGCTTTACGACGATTGAGAGCACGGCAGAAGGGCGGGCAGGTTATTTCTTTGACTACTGCCAGTTGGCAGAAAAAGCACTGATGCAGGGGAAGTCACTGTCTCCGCTGGACTGGAAGTTTTTCTTTTTCTCCTGGTGGAAGAATCCGCAGTACGCAATCGACCCTGTTGAGCAGTTACCGCAGCGCCTGACTGACTATTTTGATGAGCTGTCAGGCAAGTACGGAATCACGCTCACCGACCGGCAGAAAGCATGGTACTACGCCAAAGAGAAAACGCTCGGCGACGATATGAAGCGGGAATACCCGTCGATACCGTCAGAGGCATTTCAGCAGTCTGTCGATGGTGCGTATTACGCGAAGCAATTCCGCTGGCTGTACGAAAATAAACGTATTGGCGAAATCCCTGATAACTCACACCTGCCGGTGCATACGTACTGGGATATCGGCGTTGGTGACTCAACGTCAATCTGGTTTGTGCGTGAGGTCGGTGAGGAGTTCCACATTGTCGATCACTACTCAAACAGCGGAGAAGGTTTGCGGCACTACATGAAGGTGCTGAAAGACAAAGGCTATGACTATGCCAGCCACAATGGGCCGCATGACATCGATAACCGCGAGTTTGGTTCTGACGCGAAATCACGTCGGGAACTGGCACGGGAAGGGTACGAAATTGACGGGCAAATTTATTCAATACGTTTCGAAGTGGTGCCGAAACTGTCCGTTGATGAGGGTATTGAGGCAGTGCGTGAAATTCTGCCGCTCTGCGTGTTCGATGAGAACAAATGTGGTGAAGGCATCACCCACCTTGAGGCGTACCGGAAAGAATGGGACGGCAAGCGAGGGTGTTGGAAAGATAAGCCGCTTCACGACTACACATCACATGACGCTGACGGATTCCGTTATTTCGCGGTCAGTCGCCGCAATAAGAAATCTCACACCGGCATGCTGGTTCGCAAACGTTAATGAGGGCAACAATGGAAGTAAACAAAGACAGGCTGTCATTGGCGGTGAATAACGCTATCAGCGCGGTAGCAAGAGCCAGAATGACATATGCAACCGGCGGCATCGGAACCGGAAACACAAAGCGCCCGCGCATCTGGCGTGAGTTCGGCTATCCGGAAGTGCTGACGTTTAATGACTTTTACAACGCCTATGACCGTAACGCTTTGGGCGGGGCGGCGGTAGACCGGTATATCTCCGGCTGCTGGATTGATGTTCCTGAAATATTCGAAGGTGATGAAGAAGCAGACCAGGACGGTTCTACTGACTGGGATAACAAGCTGAACAAGCTGCTTAAATCACACTGGGAGCAGATCAAAGAGGCAGACAAGCGTAACCTGGTTGGCCGGTATTCCGGTCTGATTATTCAGTTGCGTGATGGCCGAAAATGGGATGAACCGGTCGACAGATCTGTAATTTCACGCCTGAAAGACAAGGCCATTATTCGTATGATCCCCGCGTGGGAAGAACAGCTTGATGTGAAGCGCTGGAATGAAGATCAGCTTAGTGAAGATTATGGCTATCCTGCGCTGTACTCATTTACAGAATTGCATGTCGGTAAGGAATCAGATGGCTCTCCAGGGCGGATTATTGATATTCACCCTGATCGCGTAATCATCCTTGCTGAAGGGGCGGCGGACGGAAAATTAACATCCGGTACCCCGTTACTGAGGAAAGGCTACAACAAACTCATTGATGCTGAAAAGGTATCGGGCGGCAGCGCTGAAGGATTCCTGAAAAACGCCAGTCGTCAGCTCAACTATGCGTTCAGCAAAGAAACCGACTTCCAGCGCCTGGCGGAGGCATTAGGCACCAATATGGATGGCCTGGCCGATGCACTTGATGATCAGGTTCGCAGGCTGAACGAGAGCATTGACGCATCAGTGATGATGCAGGAAGGAACGGCAAGTGTGCTTTCCGTTGCACCGGCTGATCCTGAGCCAACATGGCGTACCGCACTGGCTGAATTCGCTGCCTCAATCAATATGCCGGTTAAGGTGCTTATCGGTCAGATTACCGGTGAGCGGGCATCAACAGAGGACATGAAGGATTGGGCTAAAACGTGCATGTCACGGCGCACAGGATTCCTGAAATCAGTGATTGAGTCCGTGGTATCACGATTCTGGACTCTCGGCGTTATTGAGCCAAGAGAAGAGATTACCGTAAGTTGGTCTGACTTACTGGCACCGAGTAAGGCTGAGAAAATCGACTCGATGAACAAAGCCGCCGATATCGCCGTTAAAACGCAACAGGCATTCAGTCATTCGGTATTCCAGGAGAACGAAATCAGGGCGTTGGGTGAATATCCGACTCTTACCGAGTTTGAGAATACCGAACCACCGGAAACCGGTCCCAAAGGAGACCCGTTAACTGATGATAAAGAACCAGAGAACAGGGTCGCCGATAATACCGAGAAATAAGGCCGACCCGACACAGTCAGGAAAGCCTGTCAGAAAGATGTACCGCGATATTGAAAACCGGTATCACGGACTGAAAAAAGCACTCCGCCAACTGTTCGATCTGTCATTCACCGGCAGAGAGCGAAATCAGAACTCACTCTACAGCTACATCCTCGCTAAAAACGCACAGAACGAACCAGATTCGCTTATCAGGGTTAACGCTGGTGTTTATTCGTATGACCTCACTGAGCGTCCTGACGAGTACGCGCGTTTCCTTGAGAGGCTGCAATCCATTCTGGATGAATATCTGCTTGATGGCGGGAATGAAAATCTGTGGGCGTTCAGCCATGTCGCAGCTGAGTATGATCGCGGTACGCTGAATGCGTACACCAATCTGTCGCTACAGTCAGAGGTGTATGCGTCACAGACAACGCTCACTTACCTGATGTCGCAGCCTGCATATCAGAACCAGCTAGCCGCAGCGTTTATCTCAACGTTCAGCGACTGGAAAGGTATTTCTGATGCCGCCCGCGCTGACCTGTCGAACATTATCGGCATGTCGATAGCCAGGGGTGTCAACCCGAGAGAAACAGCCAGAATCGTTAGTCAGAGGCTGGATGTCTCAATGAGCAACGCAAAGCGCATAGCTCAGACGGAACAGGTAGGCGCGTTACGTCGTGCAAACTGGAATGAAACCACGTGGGCAAGTGAGCGGCTCGGTTTGCGTACCGGTCTGCTGTGGCTATCTGCGCTGAAACCGACTACACGCAGCTGGCATGCAGCACGACACGGCAAGGTGTTCACTGTCGAAGAGGTCGAAGCGTTCTATGCCGACGGCGGCAACCGGTTTAACTGCTACTGCGCGACACAGCCGGTATTACTGAATGATGACGGGACGATTTACAACAAAGGCATTATTGACCGGCTGGCAGCAGAGCGGAAAGCCTGGTCAACAGACAAAGATTCATAACCAAAGAGGCCACCACATGAAGCTTTCGGGTATTCATGTTAAATCGCTGGCTATCAATTCCTCCAATATTTCAACTGAAACCATCGACGGTGACGAGCATATTGTCATTCGCGGCGTTGTGCCTGTCGTTGATGACGTTGTGATGAACGGGGGGCTATATCCGGCCAGCGAAATTAACAAAAGCTTTCAGTCGATGGAGGGGCGGCAATGCCCGTACGGACATCCCAAGATCGGCACAGATTACGTATCGGCTGACACGCCGAGAGCAGTAAACCAGTTTCACATCGGCGCATGGGCTGAGAATGTCCGCAAAGATGGTGAAAGAGTCGTCATGGACGTGAAGGTCAACCGACGTTTCGCGGATGCCACAGAGAAAGGGAAAGAGTTCCTTGCCCGTGTGGATGACATCATTGCCGGTAACAGCACAGACCCGATCCACGTCTCCACCGGATTACTGCTGCAGCGCGAGCAGAACAAAGGCAAGTCAAAGGGCAAGCCGTATACATGGGTAGCCCGAAACATGCACTTTGACCACATCGCCATTCTTCCGGCGAGTGAGCCCGGCGCGGCCACACCTGATGACGGTGTCGGGATGTTCGTTAATGCTGACGGGCAGAAATGCGATATCGAAAATGTCAGCCTGGTTGATGCGGCAAATTGTACGAAAGCGGACATTCTCAGCAAGGTGAAATTCTTCTTCACCAACGGGTCAAATCTCTCTTTCGATGATATCCACAGTGCATTACGTGCTGCATTAAGGTCGAAATTTCCTGATGACGACTGGCCTTATCCGGAAGCAGTCTGGCCTGACAAATTCATCTACTACACATCCGGTAAAACCTACCAGCAAAAGTATCTCATCGACGACAACGGCGAAGCTGATCTTGTCGGTGAGCCCATTGAAGTTGTGCGCAAGCCAACAGAGTACGAAGTAAAAACCAATAAGGAAAACGACCCGATGAAACAACTCATCACAAACGCGCTGAAGGCAAAAGGCATCGACACAGACGGAAAATCCGATGCTGAGCTGATGGATGCGTACAACCAGATGATCGCCAATGAATCCAACGGCGAAGAAACGCCGGAAGAGAAAGCGGCGCGTGAGAAAGCGGAGAAAGAGACCAAAGACAAGGCCACTAACACAGATGACGTCACCGCAGCAGTGAATGCCGCACTCAAGCCGCTCACTGATGAAATCAGCGCACTTAAAAGCCAGTTAAACGCAAACGCTGACAAAGAAAAATCAGCCATGCGTGAAGCAGTTAAGGCCAAATTCGGCTTCACAGAAACAGCTGTGAATGCGCTGGACGGCGACCCGCTGAAAGAGCTGTATGCGCAGTGCGCACCGGTTCAGGGGCTGAATGGCTCGTTCCATTCTCAGCATAACTCTTCCACCTCAGTATCAGAAATGCCGGAGTAAAACGAAATGGCGAACAAAACAAAACGTGTGATTCATGCGGGCGGTATTTTCCCTAACCCGCTGTTAAATCGTGAAGGCGAGGCGTTAGCAGACATTAAGCCCGGCACGGTAGGCTTTTTCGATGGCGGCAAGTTCAAAGCCTCAGTAGATGGTAAAGAGTCGGCAATCCTGTACGTGGCAAACATGGATTATCTGCGCTGCAAAGGTGTAGATGACGACCTGAAGGCCGGTGATTGGGTGGTTGCAATCCAGCCATTGCAGGGATTATTCCTGAACGTCCGCGCTGCTGCCGGCACGTACAAAAAAGGCCAGCCGGTGATTGTTGCCAACGGCCAGATCACAGCGGCCACCGCTGCGGAAGGTGAAGTTGTATTCGCCTATGTCGAAGAAGATTCAGCACTGACCGCTAAGGCGGGTGAGCTGGTTCGCGTTGTGTTCAAGTAAGGAGAACTGAATGTTTTATTTTTCAACTAAAAAAGCGACCGAAACCGGCAACCTTGAAGCAAATGCTGCGCAGTTTGGCGAACTGCAGATTGCCCGTGACGCATCAGCACAGGCTGTTGCTGAGTTCATTATCCGTGCCAATTCACGCGGTAACGGCGCAATCAGAGTTGATGCTGCTAACGCAGTTGATGATATCCGCCGCCTGTATAAAGCATATGACCAGACTGTTCTGTCCGAGTTTCAGCCGAATACCGAGTTTACCCTGTTGAATGACCTGATGGGGCTTTCCCGCTCCGTGCGTCTGGAAGAATCCGTGTATGAATATGCCCGTAAAGGCAGTGGTGGAGTGGCTCATACGTCAATGTCCGGCCAGATTGGTGCGTTGCTTGATGCCGGTGCATTCACCTTTGACGGTACGATGGTGCCGATTCACGATACCGGCTTTAAGTTCGGCTTCCGTGACCCAATCTTCGCGAAAGGTTCTGCGCTGGCATCTCTGTCCGATGCGCAGTCTGATTCTGTTGATACTGTTCGCCGCAAATACGTTGACTTTATCTGGAACGGGTTCCGTGATTCCGAAGGTAATTTCATCAAGTTTGATGGCAAATCATGGAAGGGCTTCCGTGCTGATGAGCGCGTTGCGCAGGTGACACTGACTGTTAACTTTGCCACCGAGCAGGACGGCAAGGTGATCCGCGCAGAAATCATCAAACTGCGTGATGTGCTGAAACTGAAAAACAAACAATACGGTGAGCAGACCTGGTATGTGTCAGGTGAAATCCTGTCAAATTGGGAAAGCGTGTATTTCGATGTGAACCAGACCCGCACCATTCTGGAAGAGGTGAAGAAAATCACCGGCATCAAAGACATCAAAGAAGATTGCGAGCTGAAAGACAATGAAATGCTGATCGTGCCACTGGGTGCCGGTGTTATTGCTCCGATTGTCGGTCAGGCGTTCGGTACTGTCGCAGACCCGCGCCAGTTCTATAACTCTGATTACGTATGGCGCACATGGGGCGCCGCCGGTCTGATGGTTAAACAGGACATCAGCGGCCACTTCTCAGTTGTTCACGCGAAAGGCGCATAAGGGGGATTTATGGCACTGGTAAAAGTAGTTTCAAATAACTTCTTCGCCGGTGCCGGTTTCCAGCCTGTGGAAGCCGGTAGCCAACTGAAAATGTCAGATGAAAGCGCGAAAGAATGGGAAAAGGCCGGTCTGGTTGAGATTATCGCATCTGGTGATATTGAAGTCGCATCGCCTGGAAACGATGATTCTGAACAGCCTGAACAGCCTGAACAGCCTGAACAGCCTGAACAGCCAAAGGCAAAACCTAACGGTAAAAAATAATGCAGATAACTCTTGATGACGTAAAGCCGATGATTGCGGAACTCGGGTTTACATTGCCTGATTCTGTGCTGTCGCTGTTACTGAGTCAGGTTAATGCAAAGTCCGGGTGTCTCGAAGCCAACTACGACGAAACCACGCAGAAACTGCTGCTGATTTACACCGCTGTCCGGTTGGCCTCGCTGTCTGGCGCACGAAAGATATCATCACAGAGCGCTCCTAACGGGGCGTCTCGTTCTTTCGCATATGATTCTGCCGGTACTGATTATCTGCTGAACCAGATCCGCGCATGGGACAGTGCCGGGTGTCTCTCTGATTTGCCGTTGTCGAGCAAAACGGTTGGCTTCTTCGGTGTGGTCGGGGGGTATCAATGAGTTCAGTTGCTAATTGGGCGTATACCTCATGGGCTACGTTGTGGCGGCTTGCCGGAAAGGACAGATACGGTAAGCCCGAATTTTCGGAACCGGTCCATTTTCTGTGTGGCTATGGTAGCGAGCTTAAGGGCGGAAAGATTGATATCGGCTCTGAAATCACTATCAAACTGGTGTTCTGGACTGAGTACGCTGATGCGAAGAAAGGTGATTTTATCGCTATCGGAAGGCACTCAGGTGAGCCGGTATCTGCTGGTGCTGACGAAATCAAATTCATTAAACGCGATGAGGATGTATTCGAGCATATAGCGGATGATTACACCCTGATAACGGCGGTGTGATATGGCGGCAAAAATCAGAGGTATCGCAGAGGTCAGCGCCAATATCAATGCACTGGTCGGCAATATCACAGGGCGCAAAGTTACACGCGCAATACAGGCAGCAATGCTGATTGGTGGCGCTCAGGCCACGCTGTTCACGCCTATCGACACATCAACGCTTATCAACTCTCAGTTCCGTGAAATCACAGTGAACGGCACCCGCGTTACCGGCCGCGTTGGGTATTCTGCCAACTATGCGGTATTTGTCCACGACCCGAAAGTTAAGCAGACATTCCGGCGCGCCACTGCGCGAAAAGAGTTCCTCACGCTGGGATTTGAAGAGAGTCGCGATGAGATTGAAGCGGTCATGCATCAGGAGATGCGCATATGATACACGAAGCGTTTGAGCGTTATCTGAACCGCGTCGGCCTGCTGGATGATTTCACTGTTCAGTACCTGACGTGGACGGAAGAACCAGAGTCGCGCACACAGCAATATGCCGTTATTCAGCCTGACGGCGGCAGCGGCAGATTTGCTGACCTTGGCGCAGATGACAATGTAATGCTGATTCTGGTGTCCGCACAGAATGATCCGGAGCCGGTGTTAACCAGGGCGAAAGACATTCTCAGTTTCGTATCCGAGTTTCCGGACGATTGCGAACTCAACTCAGTTTACAACCTTGGCGGCATGCCTAAGCCGGTACCGACAGAAGAAGGCCGGTTCATCATGCAATTGGCTTTCCGCTGCACATCCTGAACAAACACACTTCAAACAGGTCGCTTATGCGGCCTTTTTTATTTGCAAATAAAGAGGTTACAACATGGCACAATGCCCTGATGATAAAGGCCTGGTGATGGGTAATGCGGGAATTCTCCGTATCGCGCCCGGTTGCCCCGGCACGGTTCCTGAACAGTCAGCGTTTCTGCGTCTCGGCGCACTGACCAGTAAAGGGCTGGATTACGGTACTGAAACGGTTACTTCCAAAGCAGACGACACAAAAGGGTTGACCGAGGCTATCGTGACCGGTCTGGATTTAACCATTAAGTTTGATGGTGAACTGAAGCGCAAAGGTGCTGATGGCTCCACCTCTGCTTTTGATATCGCCAAAGAAATCCTTGCTGAAGTCAAGGCCAGCCGTCAGCCGTCATATTGGGTGCAACTCGACATGAAAGGCGACGGCAGTGATGTGATTCAGGGTTACATGAACTTCACATCATGGTCTATGGAGTTCCCGACCAAAGAGATCGCCACGTATTCCGGTGAGTTGAAAGTCGCAGACGCTGACAGCTTTGAGTGGCTGCAGGAAGAAATCGTGGTGCAGAGCATCACCGCCAACCCTGCGACACTGACTGTGAAATCCGGTGAAACTGCGACATTCACGGTTGGATTTAATCCGGTTGACGCGACAAACAAAAATTACGAGGTGGTCAGCGATAAGCCTAATTTTGCTACCGTCAGTAAATTGTTGAATGTTGTCACCGTCACCGGTGTTGCCGCCGGCGCCGCGAATATCACTGTCACATCGGAAGATGGCGGCAAGACGGCGAAATGTGTCGTTACAGTCACTGCGGCCTAAATATTACAAAGGGTATCTCAGGGTGCCCTTGATAATGTTCAGGAGGATATATGACACCGCGTTTAGAATACGGCGAGATGGTGATATCCACTGCCGAAAATGATTACCTGTTTCGCCCGTCACTGGATGCCATGACGCGAATCGGTGAGCCTAAAGAGATCGTGAGTGCGTTTACGCGATTAAATGGCTCAGAGGTACAACAAATTATAGCGTCTGCCGTAGACGCTTACGGAGTGGTTCCTGAATGGCTGATTGCACTGTTAAATAAACCGGTTTATGGGCGCAGCATTTTATCGACAGCAATGGACGTGATGCAGGCATGTTGTAACGATGACTGTTCTGAGGTTATCGGTGAATGGCGGGTTGGAAAATCCGGCATGGTGTACCGGTTCGGCGCTATGCATTATCGCGATATCATCCTGCTGGCGCGCGAGCTAATGACCCACGGCATTATCGGCAAGGCCAAGGTGCGCAAACTCCAGCGCAACGAAGGTAAAGACGAATACTCCGACGAGTTCCGCGCCGTCGATTACATCAGTGCCGCCCGTGTGCATTTCAACATCACCCGCAGCGAAGCGGAACAACTCACAATGACTGAGTTCGTGATGATGCTGAAGGCGAAATATCCCGATGAGAAAGGTTTCACGAAAGATGAGTATGAGGCTATCACCAAAGCCGATGATGCACGCAACGATGACCTGATTAAGGGCAAGCGTCGGCTGGTGAGCAGGAAGAAGATTTAACACATCCGCCGTTTGGCGGTTTTTCATTTTAAGGAGCCGGTAAATGGCAAACGTCGGTGAAATCGTATATCAGGTGCAGATGGATGTTGCTCAGTTGCTGACATCACAACGTCAACTGGATCAGCGGCTGCGGAATATGGAGGGCGGATTTAACCGCACAACGACCGCCGTCAATGGCACTGAGCGATCAATGTCCTCACTGTCGCGGGTTGCTGCGTCACTGACTGCGTATTTATCTGCTTCTGCTGTTGCCAGCTACGCCGAAGCCTGGACGGTTCTCAACAACAAGCTATCGAACTCTGTCCGTGCCAGCGAATCGTTAGTTGAAGTGACTGAACGTGTATTCAATATCTCTCAGGACACCCGGTCAAGTCTTGACGCCACAGCGACATTGTACGCCCGACTTGAGCGCGGAACACGACAGTACAACACATCAGCGGAAGATCTGGCGAAACTGACAACCATTATTAACCAGGGCTTCATTGTTTCCGGCGCCACCGCTCAGGAAGCTGAAAATGCCATCATTCAGTTATCGCAGGGTATTGCGTCCGGCGTTCTGCGCGGTGAGGAATTTAACTCAGTTTCTGAACAGGGAAGTCGGTTGATGGTCGCTCTAGCTGATTCAATGGGGGTCAGCATCGGTCAGTTACGCGCAATGGCCGCAGAAGGAAAGCTGACCACTGACGTGGTAGTTAACGGACTTTTGTCGCAGGGCGCAGCCATTGGCGAGGAATTTTCGAAAACTACTCAGACCATGTCTCAGGCATTACAGGAGGCTGGTAATAACATCACTAAGTTTTTCGGTAACTCATCGACAGTTCAGTCGTTCATCGGCGGGTTTAATGACTCAGTGGTGATGGTAAGTGAAAACCTTGATTACCTGACAAATATTCTGGTTATTGCCGCCGGGGTTATTGGTTCAAGGTACGCCGGTGCACTGGCTCTGGCTGGTGCTGCGCAAGTTAAAAAAGCTCGTGACACAATGGCTGGTGCGGCCGCATCAAGACAGGCGGCAGTGGCTGAACGTGATGCAGCAGCTGTGCTTGTGAGAAAAACAGTGGCAGACAGAGACGCGGCAATGTCAGCGCTAAATCTTGCCAGGGCAGAATATCAGGTCGCCAGAGGGTCGGCGGCAGAGGCTACAGCGCTGGCTAACGTTACAAGATTGAAAACAGCGTACAGCAATGCAGCCATCATTGCTGCGCAGGCGAACAATACACTGAGTGCATCTCAGGCCAGGGTGGCCGCTACTGGTTTGACAATGGCTAATGCACTGAAATCCATGAACTGGTTGCTTGCGCCGATAGGTGGGCCGGCAGGTGCCGCCATGTTGGCCGGTGCTGCGGTTTATTACTTTTTCCAGAAAACGGAAGAGGCCAGGCAGGAGGCATCAAAGTTTGCTGATGAGCTTGAGGGACTGACGGAAAAAATGCAGGGCATGAACCGCGTTCAGCTTGAGGGAATGATAGCGAAAGCCACTCAGCATATGTCTACTCAAAAAGATGAAATTAAAGAGCTTGGCAGCGAAATAGACAGCCTGAATGAGAGGTACAAAAAGGCAGGGGAAAGGAACTACAGCCTTGCCGGGGCGGAAAGTGACAGAGCCAAAATACTCAATGAAATAAAGATAAAGCAAGCTGAATTAGATACAAAAACAACTGAGTATTCGCGCACATTAAACTCAACAGGACTGATGCAGGCTAAACTCAACGGTGAGTTACTGCAAGGCGCTGATCTTCTCAAGGCTCAATCAGGCTCTGTGTTGCCGAATGCCAGTGCAGCACTTAAAGCGTACGGGTTAAATCTTGAAGACGCCACAAGGGCAAAGCAGAGATTTAACGCAACATCATTGACTGTTGAGCGCAGTCAGGATGGCGATAAGTTACTGGAAAATCTTCGCAAGCAAAATGAGCTCCTGGCAATAACAGATGATCGTCAGAGGGCTATCGCCACCGCAAAGCAGAAAGCTGAAGAAGCAGGAGTTAAGGCTGACTCGACTCAAATGCAGCAAATAGAGAATGAAGCAGCCAGAAGTTATGATCTTGCTGATGCCAAAAAGGAAACTGTTCGCACATCGAAAGCAGCAGCCAGCGCAGCAGCAAAAGAAGCCACAGAAGCCGAAAAGCTCAAACAGAAGATAACTGACCTGGCTAATGCGACGAAGGTTGCAGAGTTGGAAACTAAAGGCCTATCCAGAGAGGCAGCAATCCTTGAGGCAGTGCAGAAGCTTGGGTCAAAGGCTAATGCAGCACAGATAGCCGAAATAACTGAACTTGCCGGCAAGGAGTACGACCTCACTCAGAAGATAAAAGACCGGAAAGATGCCTTTGAGCAGAATCCTAGGGTGAAAGCCGATCAGGATATGAAACTGGCTCAGGAGCAACTTGAGCGACAACTGAAAGGTAAGTTGGTGACCGAAGAGCAATATCAGCAACGCAGGGCGGCGATACACGCGGAGTATTCGCGCAAAATATCAGAAGAAACATCAAATGGCCAGGTGAATATTGTCGCTGAGAATCGGGCAAAAATTGACCCGGTGCAGGCATTAGCAAATGAGAATGCTAAAAAGCTGGCTCTGATGGAGTCGTACTATCAGGCAGAGCAGGCGTTGCTGAAGCAGTCGCAGCAGGACGGGCAAATCAGCCATGACCAGTATATCGCAGCCAAACAAGCCACGGACGCACAGTATCTGGCGCTGAAAACTGCACAGGATAAACAGTATCAGGAGCAGCAGCTTGCGGCTCAGTGGGAGTTGTTAAGCCAGCAAAGTCTCGGCTATGACATGCTAACATCCGCAGTTGATTCTCTCTCCGGGAATGCGTCCAACGCTATCACCGGCCTTATCACTCAAACCATGAGTTGGGGTGATGCTGCGCGGTCTCTGGGTAACACCATGCTTAACAGCGTGGTCAACTCTATCGTTCAGGTCGGCGTGGAGATGGCTAAAAACTTCATCCTCGGCCAGACATTGGGCGTTGCTACTCAGGCTGCGAACGCATCAGCAGCTGTTGCCGGTGGTGCTGCGGCTTTGGCTGCGTGGACTCCGGCAGCTATCGCGGCATCTATCGCAACGATGGGGGCGGCATCCGCGAGTGGTCTCGGTGCGTATACTGCGGCACAGGCGACCGGCGCAGCAACCAGTATCGGAATGAAGGCACTGACGATTGCCGGTGCGCGTAAAGATGGTGGTCCTGTATCCGCCGGTGAAATGTACCGGGTTGGTGAGGGCGGGAAGCCGGAGATATTTAAAGCGTCAAACGGTAACCAGTACATGATCCCAGGTGATAACGGCAAGGTTATCAGTAACCGTGATATTGGCGGCGGACAGGTGCCGGTGACGGTGAATATCAATGACTATTCATCCGGCGGCAGCAGGATTGATGCTCAGGCCAGACAGGACAGTAACGGCATGACCATAGATGTGTTTATCGCGGACATGGACAACAAGGGACCGATGCACAGCGCCATCACACGAAACACAACAGCATCTGCGAGGGTGAGATGATTATCGACTATCCTGACTGGCTTCCTCTGGCACAGAAGTCAGACAAAAACATGACCATCGACACCGGTTACATGACAGATCAGCCACAGTTCGGCGCACCGATATTCCAGAAACTGACCGATGACCTGAAAACGGTATGGAATGTCACCTGGATATTCACGCTGGTACAGGAGCGGGCGTTTGCTCAGTGGTTGCGCCATCCTGATTATCTGGATAACTGTAACCGGTGGTTCCGGATGAAAATCGACATCGGCGGCAGCGGATTGCAGGAGCAGGAACTGCACTTCGTGTCCTACCCAGTGCAGACCAGCGTTAACGGTGCGTCGGTTACATGGACTGGTCAGGTTATCTGTAAAAACCTGCATAACGATGATGACGAGTTCGGTGATGTGATTATCGAATTTCCGCCGCCGTTCGGCAACTGGCTGGATGTCATTGTCACTGAAACACTGCCACGGTGTAAGGAGGGATAATGCCGACATTGCGTGAGTTCCGCGCACAACGACCAAACCGCATCCTGTACGAAACACTCCAACTATCACACCCATCGTTCGGCGACATTTACCTGATCACTCACCAGATTTTCCCGAAGGCACTCGGCGGTATTGAATACCTGCCGTGTAACTTTGAGATGTCTGAGAGTCAGCAAAGTAAAACGCCGATCATCGACGCAAGCGTAAAATTCAGCCGTGTAGCGCATGAGTTTAAGCAGAAGCTGAAAGCATGGCGGTCGTATTCACGGATGGTGCCGGTCGAGGTGACTTACCGGCTGTTTGATGAAGCGGACAAAGGTACGGCAATCGTGCGCTGGAAGCTGTTTGCAAAGGATGTATCACTGGACGCGGAAGCGGTATCAATGACACTTTCGATGACCAATCCGCTGAACAAGAATGTCGGCCGCATTTATGAGCCGCAGGAGTGGCCGGGGCTGGAGGCTGTATGACGACAGACGAATTTACAGACAGGATGGTCGGGGTGCCGTGGGTTAACCGGGCGTGTTCGTTTGCTGCGTGTGACTGCTGGGGCCTTGTGACGCTCTATTACCGGTGCGTTGTCGGCGCTGAAATTCATCACGACAGCGGTTATGAATCTGACAGTGATTTTATGACCTGTTATCAAAATGAGGTGAATTTCTGGAAGCCGGAAGAGCATCCGGTAAGTGGCGGGATATTTGTGGCCTACGACGGTTCGGTACCGGTTCATGTCGGCATTGTGCTTGGCGGGATGGTTCTGCACAGCCGCGGCGATAACGGGCATGTCCGCCTGGACAGATTGCTGACCATTCAGCGGATATACAGCAAAGTGGAGTTTATGACTTATGCCGGTAATTGAAATTCAGCGCCTGCCGGGAACGCCAAAAGAGAGAGTCGAAGTAAAATCCGGCTCTCTTTTTTTTGACTGGCTGAAAGAACAGAGCATCAGTAGTGACGTTGTGATCATGGTCAATGGTGTGCAGCTGGCTGACAGCGACAACCTTGATTTTGTTGTCACTGAATTGCATCACATTCAGGTATTTGACCAGCCGAAAGGTGGCGCAATTGGAAGCCTGTTGAGCCCGATATTCAAACTGGTGTCGAAGGTGTTCTCTTTTCTGGCCCCGAAAACGCCGTCATTCACATCCGCAGACGCGAACGTTAAAGACAGCCCGAATAACCGGCTCACAGGGCAAACTAACGTTGCCAGGACATACCAGGCGCGCCCGGAAATTCACGGACAGGTAAGGGCATATCCGGATCTGATTCAGCAATCGCTGTTTGAATACATCGACAATAAGAAAAAAGTCACAGAGTGGATGAACTTCGGTATCGGACGGTTTGATATCGAAAACGTAAAATACTCGGAATCAGAATTAACCGCACTGGACGGTGCCTGCTATCAGATATTTCAGCCGGGTGAGAATATCCCTGAGATATTTGAAGGCTTTGAATTTCACGATGTTGACGGTCAGGAAGTGCCGGGGCCGAATGAAAGTGATGAGATCCCGCAGTATCAGGCAACGGCAAATGAGGTAATTTCCGGTGAGATAAAGGGCGGCGAGGCGATGATTAAAATCGCCAGGCAAGATGAGTTCGATTATTTCTATGACATCATCAAGCCACGCTCAGTATCAATGACCGTAAATGTATCGTATGGCACACCAACCGGTAACGTGACAAAAGACATCAAAGTCGATGCTTATCTGTCTGAGGCGAAAAAAACAGATGACGGGTCAATCGTATTGCCTAAAAAGTATTACGAGTTCTTTTTCACCAGCCTTTCCGGTAATGACCTTGCCGCGCTGCCACCGAATGCTGTTGTTAATACCACGAAGTTCATTCTCTATGATAACCAGTATTTGACAGTCGGGCCGTTCTTCTCACCAATGGAAGGCGGGCAGTTGTGGATTCATATAAACGCCCAGCTTGGCGAGGGTGATTATGCTAATGCCAGAATGGAATTCTGGAAGGTAAACGACGACAACGAGGAAATTCCCGGCACCAGGGAATCATATAACCGAGGATTTCCGGCAGCACCAAAGACAAAAAACTATTACAAAACGGAGAAATTCACACCACAAGGTGGGTACGGTCGATATGCATTCCAGTTAACCAGACTGGAAAACAGTAATGACCACAGCATCCTGAAACTGGAGAAGGCCCACATCATCCGCCGCAGGCTCAATGAGAAGCATAATGACGATACCATTGTCCGTGTGACTGTAAGGGCAACGGAGAACCCTACAAGCTCACGTGAGCGCAAATATAACGCTCTGGTGACACGACATGTGATCAGTTATGACATGGTCAGCCGTAAAGTGGATTACACAGAACGGCCGTCACGCTCATTTGCTGATGCCGTGGCGCATACGTGGCTGGTTACCGGCAAGCAGCCGGAGAACACTATCGATCTGCACGGACTGTATGAGATTTACGCCGGACTGCCTGACAAGCGCCTCGGTCACTTCGATTACACGTTTGATGATGAGGACGTGTCGCTCGGTCAGCGCATTGAGACAATCTGCAACGTGGCACGGGTGACAGCATTCTTTGATAACGGGGTGCTGACATTTTCCCGAGAGGAGGAGCGAAAATATCCGGCGGCAGTGTTTAACCGGTCAAATATCACAGGCAATAACTTCCGCATCTCATACGACATGTCGCTGCCGGGCGGGAATGACGGCGTTGAGGTCGAATATGTTAATCCGCGTACCAACAAAAAAACCTATCTGAAGTACCGTATCGAAAACGGCGCAGTGGTGAAAGGAGCAGCAAAAAGCCCGAACAAAATCACCCTGCACGGATGCCGGAACGAGTATCAGGCTATTGACCGCGCATTGCTGGAAATGGATCGCCTGGTCAGCCAGCGGACAAGTATCAGCCTGCAAACACTGGCAGACGGTGACTATGTGTACCCAGGCGATATGGTATTGGTGGCAGACAGCTACGACAGTAATCAGCAGGGCGGACACATCACCGGCAGAAACGGGAATGTGTTCAGTACCAGTGAGCGCATTGAGTTTTCCGGCGACATGGTGGTGAGCATCACTGATCACCTGGGTAATTCATCCGGAGAATATCCGGCGCGGGCGCGAACTGATACGGATAAGGGCTTTATTGCCGATATCCATGATATTCAGCTCAATATCTATGACGGACACAATGTTCAGTCACCGTCACGGTACATCATATCAACCATCACTGAAATGGACGCTATGCGCTGGGTAGTCTCTGACAAGAAGCCAGACGCAGACGGCACATTCTCTATCACCGCAAGCGAGTATTTTGCACCGAAAGCAGACTATAACGTCTGACATAACACTCAAACCAACAAGCCAGCCTCAGTGCTGGCTTTTTTATTGGAAGAAAAGGCACATGGCTACTATCCCTACTCAAAATGCAGTACCGAGTGAAGCACCGCGCGACCTGAAATTTAACTCAGGCAAAATTGACGAGTTCGTGACATCGCTGGAACACGAATATAAAGACCGGTTTGGCCGCTGCCATATGACTATCGAAGGCATGAAATGGATGTTCGACCAGCTTGTTTTGCGATTCAAAGTCGATATGAATCAGGCAATAATTTCAGCTGGTTACATCACCGTTGATAGTTTCCAGCAGGGTGCGCAACTGCCAAACAATGAGATCACCCAGCGTAATCAGATTCTGCGTGATGAAACCACCGGTGAATATTATCGCTGGGATGGTGATTTGCCTAAGGTTGTTACGGCTGGCTCAACTCCCGAATCAACAGGTGGTATCGGTAAAGGGGTGTGGATTGATATCGGCGGAGCTAACCTGAGAACTGATTTGAAAGCGGATAACGGGTTCACCTTTGTTGGTGGCCTGACAGAAAACTACCTTCGCGTCTTCGATAATGTCGCTGAAATGGTAGCGGAAACATCACTGCCACTTGGGGCAACGGTTAAAACACGCGGATATTACACGATTAATGATGGTGGGGAGGCTGAGTACACAGTAACCAACGCTGCAGCAAACGGCATCACTGATATTGCATTGAGCAATGGGTTAACAGCGTCTATGTTAACCTACGGGGATGTTGATATCAGAACTGTTGGGTGTCGCATTCGGGAAGATGCGGGTCCGCGCATTAATAAATTGCAAGAAATCGCCAGGGTGAATACGGTAATAATTCCACGAGGTCACTTCTATTGCAACACGCAGATTAATGTACGTAAAAGCTTCTTCTTCAAAGATGGAGCACAAATTATCAATCAGACCTTGCGTGATGATATGTTTGTCTTTGAAACTGATGGCATTTCATTCAGGAGTGATAAACGCGGTGGCGGTAGAATAGAGGTTGACCCATCGCTTACTGGATGGGATCATAATGTAGCTCTAGTCCTCGGTAAAAATAATCTGCGAAATTTAACAATTGAGAATGTAAAGCTCTGGCCTAATTGGACGGAGCGTCTTGGTACTTCTCTCCGTATCCGCATGGATAACGTGCGTGATGGGTCTAACGACGACAACAAAGATCGACGCTGGAATTCAGTATGCTGGTGTAATTTTAACGGGTTGCATTTAGAGTACGGAAAGTATGGGTTATACATCGAAGCATACGAACCAACAGATGACGCTGCATATACAGAAGTAACAAACTGGATTACGGCATGTAACTTCAAGAATAATGTAATACTTGCAGACAATGGAATTGTCTGTAAGTGTGTTCCTAAGATAGATGGTCAATATGCATATCACACTCAAATAGGTAACCTTGAATTTGAATCAATCCAACAATGGACATCTACAAGCGTTTGGGCAGTGCAAGTAGATGGTGGTGGTATGAATATTTTCAAACACTTCGTGTGGGATTACAGTTACTACGGAGCTCAAGGGAAATATTTGGTTGATGTTCGAGGTGCTGACGGCAGGGATAATAAAATAGTAACAAACTTAGAGCCGTCCCTTATTAATTTCAATACATTTTCAAATATTTTTGAATCAACAAAGTCACATGAAGTCAATGCTGTTGGACTTAGAAGAATATGTAATATTTCAAAGAAAAATGGAACTTTTGTTATTAACACTAACGCATATAAGCCCTGTGGAGTAAATAAAATAACCAATGATACAAATGATGATTACAATATTATTATTGAATATGGGCAAGGCGTAGAGAATTGGAGACCATACATTTTCACACAATCGTTGACACAAAACAGAGGGTGGAGGTACTCTCTCATTCCATTATATAATCAGTCTGGCTCCTTGTCTGGAAAAGCATTCTTTAATATTTTAAACAACGAAACCAATAATATTATTAAGGTATCAGAACTTCCTGATGGCGTTGAGTTTCACATTGAAATAGTGTGCACTAACTAATTTAATAACCCCTGGGTAATTAATCCACCAGGGGTTGATTTTTATTTTATTTTTACTTCTTTATTGTTGATTATTAACTTGACTATATCATTTTTATTTATTTTTGATGTAAATCCAATAATGTTCATTCCATTTATTTTGTTTACGTAAAATAAATCACCGTCACTATTACCGCTTATATTTATATTATTCCCATCTGAGTCAATTATATTTATATTAACTTTAATGCTATCATTTTTTTTCTGATCAACTACAGCAGCAATTGATGACCCACCAATTAGGCCGTTATTCCCAATTATAATACAATTTATATTGCTCCCGTCTGGCATGTCGACATTTGTTTTTGTTTTTTCGCCATCAGCTAATATTGAATAATCAAAGTATGGTTCAAATGCATCTATACTTTTAACGCCATACATTTTTCCCATGGCTGATTCAGAGCTAAACTTATCTACAGAGTCACCTCTTTTAAATGATGACGGCCAGAAAAAATTAGGAATATAAAATGATGTATTGCCATCTTTTATATTATCTCTGATAGATTCATTTCGTATGTTACCTTGAATCAGCAATCTATTATACGAATAAGCCATGAGAGTATATGATAAAGAAAAAAGAAGTACGTAAACTAACGTGACTGGTTTTAATATGAGTGAATTTAGCTTTGTACTGTTAATATTGATTATATTAAATGAAATTGAGCACGATATAATCATAAACAAACATGGGCCTGATAATGCTCGCTCAGGGAATGTAGGTGCAAATATCATTGAAAATATGCTTGCAAAGCCAGCAAGAAAGAATAATGCAGATGTAATAAATTGCTCTTTATCTTTCTTTAAATTATAAGATATCGCAAGTAAAATAATTGATGTTATGAGTAAAGGCCATATCCTTTTAAGCGATATTGGAACTGCATATTTAATAAAGTACTTTGCTTTACCAGATAGCGTCATCTGCGTCCACCACTCAAAAGCTTGGTTGGATGCTCTTGAGAAATTACCAGGGCTTAGTATTAAAAGACAGGATCCAATAATTACAAGTATTGATGATGTTAATAATAAATAGTTTTTATTTTTTATAATGTCATATATTGTTGAAACAACTGATATGCACACAACAATTACGCTTGTATTTTCGTTGCTAAGTCCTGCTGGTATTGAGAAAATGAGCAATGGTATTATGTATTTTCTACCATGTGATAAGTAAAGACTTAAAAATAACAGGTATAAACAAATAAATAAGTTTGTAAATAGGTAATTTGCTGCTCCAACAACCCAAAATACCGTCTGCCCTAAGGTTGGATTAACCACCCAATATAAAGAAAATACAAACAAGAAACTAAGTAAAGTATTTTTTGTTTTATACAGAATAGATGGTATTGATGTAATAATGAGCGCTATTGAAACAAATGCTGCAGATGTTAAAAATGCTTTTGCTAAATCATTTGTCAAAATAAGTATAGCTGAACTAATGTAGTCAGAAATAAATCTTCCACTCCAGCTTAAGTAATGATTTACATGTGTCTGTAGATCAAGCCCTTTCAGTAGGTAAGAGTAGTCATCTGATTGCATTGGCGCTAAATATGACATATACCCAACCATTGCAAGGGCAATAATTATAAATATAGCATATGTTTTTTTATAAAAATTAGTCATTCTTTTTACCCTTAAGTAAATATTTAGGACGCTTTTTGCTTTCAGTATAAATGCGGCCAATATACTCACCAAGCACACCTATCCCGATTAACTGGATGCCACCAAGGAACAAAATAGACACAAGCAGTGACGGATACCCGGGCACAGGGTTGCCCCATATGAGTTTATCGATGATCATCCATCCTCCATACACAAATGACAGCGCGGCAACAAACAGGCCGATGTATGTCCACATGCGGAGCGGGAAAGTGGAGAAGCTGGTGATGCCTTCAAGTGCGAGATTCCACAGCTTCCAGCCATTAAATTTCGATTCACCTGCTGAGCGTTCGGCGCGGGTGTATTCCACAATATCAACGTTACCGCCGACCCATGACAGAACGCCCTTCATGAACAGGTTACGCTCTGGCAGCAGCTTAATGTTTTCTACCGTTTCCCGCGACATCAGCCGGAAATCACCAACGTTTTCTTCGATTTTCGGCGTGCTGATTTTATTGTGAAGCTTATAGAACCACTCGGCAGTTTTACGTTTTAACCACCCATCGGTTGACCGGTCTGTGCGTTTTGCCAGAACAACGTCAGCGCCTTCCTGCCATTTCTCAATGAGAACAGGGATAACATCTATAGGGTCTTGCAGATCGACATCGATAGGAATAACTGCATCGCCAGTAGCGTGGTCAAGGCCAGCAAACAGAGCGGGTTCTTTGCCAAAGTTACGCGTGAAGCTCAGTGGCTTAACCAGGCTGTCTGCAATAGCCAGTGCATTGATGATACTTTCTGTTGAGTCCTTGCTGCCGTCATTGATGAAGATGATTTCGACTTCATGCTTTTTTAGTTCTTCATTTTCACGGACAGTTTTGTAGAAGATAGGTATTGCTTCTTCTTCATTAAATACCGGGACGACTAATGATATTTTCATTATTCCATGCCTTTAAAAACAAATAATTTTGAGTAAAGAAATCCGAGCACCAGGCTGATGGCTGAAAACGCCACCAAGGTGATAATAGGTGCGGCATTGACTTTATCCGCGATGAAGCCGGTCAGGTAACTAAGTACACCCATGAACCCCACAAAGGCCACATAGCGACCACTGGTAGCCTTTTTCTTGAAAGTGAACTTTGCGTTGGCAAAAAACGAGAAGGTGACAGCGACAATGAACGCGATCAGGTTAGCTGTCGCCTGTGTTGTGCTGGCTAAGTAGACCAGTGCAGCAAAGACAACCCAATGAAGCAGGGTGTTGATAACGCCGACTGAAAAGTATCTGGCAAACAGTTGAATCATCACATTTGATCTATAACGAAAATTGATGCGTGAGTTTACCATTCCTGTAAAGATAGGTCAGCATGAACGTGGCATAATCACTCCTTTTCATACTCGAACCCGCGCGGAAACCTTTTCCCGATCTCCCTGTAGTGCTCCAGTCTCTCTCTGAAGTACTGGCGTAAGTGCTCGGGCTGCTGGTTTTCTGTTTCGTACAGATCATACGGCAGTCCGAGTCTTTCTTTGTACGCGATACCGGATGCGGCTAAATCGGCATTAATTTTGTCTTTTTCGTCTTGGGGGAGGTTGGCGATATTGTGCATGTTGGTTTCGGAGTGGTGGGTGATGATGGGAGTATAGCAGGGGAAGGGATATTGGGACGAGTTTGGGACGCGGAACAT